AAAAAAAAAGATGACTACAAGGGAATGTACTGATTTAGATTATTCCTCAATAAACAGTAGTGAAGGAAGTTGTCAGCTAATCTAACATCAATAAGACTAAAGTATCTTGTTCATATATAGAGTGGTATTGAGATATTTTAACTTTCTGTTAGCACTAAGTTAAAGTTATTATAACCTTGTACAGCTAAAGCTCTGCGGATAATCTCAATATCTTCGATAGATACACCATCGATTGTTGCGATGATTCGATCCGCTCTAGTTTCTTGTAAGGTTTCTAAATTGATCCAGTCCATTGAGTAAATGGTCTCTAGACCAGATGAGTTTACAAGCTTAACATAAATCATCGTCATCGGATCATTATTGTATCCGACAGGTAAGTGTGGTCTCATTTGCTCATGATAGGCAAAGATATCTACACCATTAGATATTGCATTTTGTGCATTAAGCACGGCTAAACATTTTGCATTTGCAATTCGAGTACCTAATACCTCAGGAGCATAAGTATCGAAAGAATAGATTTTACCAATCTGTAGTTGTTTAGTGACTGCCATTTTAAATAGGACTCCAGGGATTTGTCTTAAATAGAATAATTGAATCTGTAGTGTATCCGCCAATATGGTAACAGTTCACTTTCAAATATCCATCTTGCTGTAATACAGGTTCAGGTAGATAGAGTTTATTACTTACTGTCACTGAGATAATTGAACGATATAACTCAAAAGCAAGATGAGTTAATCTTTTTTCTATCTCAGGGGTGGCTTGTATCTCAGGATATAGATTCAAAATAGAGAACTCATTATAAAAGTCCAGAACATTTTGATTTTGAAAGAGGTGATCTTTCTTTCTAAATACATTATCGATTTCCATGATGTATAATCTAAATTGATTCTCAGTAAATCGAAAAGTATTTCTCATCAGTATCATAATTTTCTGGACATAATCCCCGTCAGTAATGTAGTATTTTTCAAATAAGTTACAATAATGAATCTTTAAGTTGTACTGAGGATCATCTGAAAAAGCAGTCATCACCATGGTTATTTATCCAAGTTCAAATTTTCTTTGCTAAATAAAATATAGTTATTCTGCGTAGAAAGATATTCGCCTTTATCAAAAATAAAACGATAATAAACCAGAATGACTTGATAGAGCGTATCGTAAATTTGAATACCCATTGGAGTATTCTGGTAGTGTTCGATATTCTCTACAAATGTATCGGTTAATAAAATGGTTTCCGTATTTGCTTTTGCATCCATATCGATATTTCGATAAGGGCGGTTTCTAGAGATGAAGTCTACCATCTGATTAATGTTAATGTGGTGACCAGTCATCTTGTAAATTAAATCAATAGCGATATTTAGCTGACTCGGAATGTTTACGCTAAAAACGCATTTTTTACCTAGGGACATATGTGTCTACTCCAATTATATTTATGGATCTTAAACAATAAACAGAAGCTAATGGTATAAAGCTAATGTCTTCTTGTACTTGAATATAAACACATTCTTTATTTGTTATTCTTAATTCTTCTATTACTTCATTAACTAATACAGCTAAATATTTTAGAATATTATCAGCAACATCTATACTCAATCCGATATTTGTAACGGTTTCTACGTATTTAGTATATTTGTCTGAATTTCCTTCAGGATCAACCACTTCGTCATAAAGCTCGTTTAAAGTAAGCAAAAAAAAGTGGTGTATGCTTTCATAACCACATTGACGAAGATCCCAAGAGGATAGCTTCCTATTAAGAAGCTCCTCTTGGAAATAGTTGTAAATATCAACTAGGTTGATATCCCCTAAATAAGCTGTAGAGTACCTTTTCTCTGGAATTTTTAAAATAGGCACCATACTTAGTACTACTTTCTAAAATTAATTTATCAGTTTACACCAAATTTGTCTTTGCTTTTTATCCACCATTTCACACACCAAATATTCAACATATTTTGGTGATGTATCATAAAGAAATTCTAATGGATTCATGTTTCCAAAGGTATTTTTATATTCTTTGGCATTTTCAGATCCAATCTTATCTTGAATATAATCTTGGATCATTTCCCACTCAATGATTCGATAATCACCGAGACTTTCTAAATAAACAAATCCTTCTTTATACACGAATGCATAGATTTCGTTTAGAGACAAACCTGAACTTCTAACGATATTCTCAATAATACGAATAATGTTATACATCAGAATAACCAATGGATTTTTATCCACTTCCTCGTCAGGAATATCGTCTTTAAGAATATAACCAATATGTTCCGGAAATACTAAGCTTAAAACATATAAAGCTAAATCTCTCCTGGCCATTATCAATCTACCGCAAAAGCGTAATGGAAGATCCATTTTTAATGAGTGATCAAAAATGTCTTTGAATATTGTTAGTGTCTCTGCATGGCAAATTCTAGAAAATGTAACATTTCCAAAAGGAGAATAAACTTTATTGCCATAACTGTCGTAAACTTGATGATGTCGAAAATAATTAAATGACTTAATAGTTCCTTTATATTCTTGTTGAGATTTTACACCGTCGATATTAACTAAGGTGTATGTCTCTCCTTTCGTAATAAGTTCTCTATAAGTTTCTTTATGGTAAAAACCAAAATCTTCGCTCTCTAATATTGGTTTATTATATACACCAATATTAACTAATTGAAGTTCTATATCTTCAAGAATTTCGCGAACATTTAATTGAATAATTGACTTGTTTTCCATAGTGTGCCTAGTGAATAAATGTAATTGTTAAATAAAATGGATCGATGACAAAAGACATTGGTAATTTGATACCAATATCATTTTGATTTCTGTTCTCGATAAATCTGCATAATTCAATGTCTTCTTGATATGCTTTATTCAAAGCACCTAATGTCTTAGAAAAGAAATTCTCAACATGTCCGCTTTTTATTGCGGAAACCAACATTTCTATTTCCTTACCTGTACTGTAATCTTGTTTTAGGTTTTTATCGAATTGCAATAATAAATTAACCGTATCTAGGATTTGATATTGTTTATTATTAATAACAAAACAACCTAATCTTTCTAGCCAATAGTTAACAATAATATTAATACCAGCGTACCAAGACCATGTATCTTTCATGAAGCCAGCGCGATTAAATTCTTCGGCATAGACTTTATCGATTCCTAAATTCACTAACCAGTTAAAACTAGATAATGTAAATTTATGGTTTATGATGTATTCGCCTAATGCTTCTTGAACAGTTTTGTCCATAGAAGATCCAATAGGATTTTCTATTAATTGATGTCCGTACATAAAAACATCTTTTATTGCTTTTTCTATATCAGGGATAAAGAATGTTTGTTGCATAACAAATTCCTATACAATTAGAATATCGATCATAAATGCTCAAAGTCTGTAAAAATAAGCTTATACGGACTTTTAATGTTTCTTAAGGGTATCTATCATCTTAAGATAGTTTCTCAATGTAGGATGAATCTAGAGCAAAATAGAATAATATTTTTACATTACTTACTCTCTTCTCACTATAATAATATATTCGTGTAACTAATTAGATTATTCGTATGAAAATTATAGCATAATTTATCTATATTTATATATTCGAAAGGATAGACTTATGTCAACTGTAAACATGTGTCTAGCTGAAATACATCAAGTAATTCCTGAAGAGATTATTGAGGAAACTTTTGTCACGCCTTATCGTCAAGATTATTATAAACCTGTAAGTGCAGATGCACGTATCATTACTGAGATTTTTGAAAAACGAGTTATTCCTGATCTCTCTTTAGAATACGCTCATCAAGTTACTATTCCTTTAGAGGCTTGCCAGATCGAAAGAATCAATGTATCTGACTATGTTGTGATTATTCCTCCTGAAGTATTACAGAATAGAAAGATTCTTTCTGTATTGGGAGTAAATACGGTCAATATCTATAATAACTCCTATATGGGTAATGATAGTCTTGCAGCTGGCGTTTCTTCAGTGATGTCTGCAGGCTCTAAAATGGCTGCGGGTGGTTCCAGTGTACCAGCTAACTACTTAGAAAAGACGGAAGTTATTTCTCCTAATTCTTTTATTATTAAACGCGCTCCTTATCTTAGTACCAACTGTACCATTGATATTTTGGTAGAGCATGATGCTAAACTAAATACTATTGATCGTACTGCAATTTCTTACGTTAAAGAATTAAGTTTATTGGCATGTAAAGCTTATATTTATAAAAAGCTTAAAATCCGTATCAATAGAGCAATGTTAGATGGTGGTTCTGAATTAGCGGCATTTGGTGAGTGGGTAGACACTTACGCTGATGCTGAAGAAATGTATCAGGAAAAGAAACGTGATGCTAGTCGTATTCTCTGGCAAGCTGATGAAGAACAAAACTGGAGATTGTGGCGAGTTACCATGGGTAACATGTATTGATTTAATAGAAAGATTAATAATGAAATTCAAAGTCGTACCGATAAAATCTTTAAAGAAAGATTTAAGTACCGAATCATTTATTCACCCACCTACATTTAAAGGAACTGAGAATGTTCCTATCATGGGAGATTTTGCCACTCAGATCGCTCAGAGACTAAATGAAATATTTAGTAAGACTGAAAATGAACAAGACGGCATGGCCGAATCAATGGGTCGTGACATGGGTGATAAACAAGATCCTACTAAGAGCTACATGATTGGTCGTAATGACGTCATCGCTGGAGTAGATGGTTCTATTGCCGCTACACGTAATAGTCGATTAAGTGTGGAACACGTAGAAGGTGGTTTAGGTTTATACGATATCACTGGTGAATTAGCGAGTTTGATTAAAGGTAATAATCAGCCATTTATCTGGACAATCCAATACGAAACTTTATCAGATTACCATATCGAGAAAATTCGTAGTTTAATTGTCGATGGTTATTTTGTTAATTTGGTTATTCTTGTACCTGCTTCTGTCAAAATGGAAGATGTCGAATTGCGTTGTGGTAGTTTATTTGACTTAATGCAATCTACAGATCGATTAGCGGTATTCGCTACTTTTGTTTTGTCTGGAAACTAAAAAAAGAAATACTCTCCTCTACCTTAATTGGTAGAGGAGAGATTCTTATGTTTAGTTAATACTATTTCCTTTTGCTTCCAAAACCAGTTGATCTATACATTGTTTGGCAACACTTCGGAAGTAGATAACATCTAAACAGTTGTGGGATAAATTAGGCTTAGGGCCTGAAGTCATCATCACATAAGAGAGTGCATCTAGAGACAACGTTAGTTTAAAATTACTCATGGTTTTAAACATCTCACGAGTAGTTTCAGTTGACATAGCTGTCATTATTGTCGCAATGTTATCATACTCACCATTTGGTTTCTTGTTGTCAGGAATACCAACGATCCTCATGCTGAATTTACCTTTACGACCATTTCCATCGGTCATCTGGAAAACAACATCATCTACCTGAACACAATCTATCTGGTAAGTCCCATACTGAGTAGTAATACCAAAGTTACTGATCTTAGAATCGTTTAAACAAACACAAGTTGTCAAAACATCAAAATCAGTAATCTTAGAACCTGGAGATTCTTTATTCACATGCTCTAGTACGGTATCGTATATTTTTTCATTAATACTCTTATGGAAAAACATAGTGATTGCCGCTAGATCCGGAAAGATCTCTACCTTTGGAATAACGGTTGCATATTCGTCTTCCTCAGGATTATCGACTACCGATAAATCACTGATGTCGACAATAACCTTATCAGGATAGTTACTGACTTCTTCACAGATACTGACTAATAATGATGAGATTCCATTAGCGTATTCAGCACGGATTTCTTCACGATGTTTAGGATCGTTGAAATCGTATATGTAGTCCAGTGGTACGTTACCTACTGGACCCACTACCAGGTTAGTAATTTCCATCTAAACCCTCTACTCGATCGATAAGGTCAAGAACACGTTTTACAGTTGGTTTACTTGTATCCAAGTCAACTGTAAATGCATCACCACCTAGATCAATAGAATAACTCTTAATGTTCAGAATAGAAGCCAATGCTTCCATTTTGACCAAGAGTACTTTGGCTACTTTAATCGTAGCCAAAAGAAGATCCATTGGTGTGTATTCGTCTTCTGGACGAATATTTTCCAAACTTTCCATGTGATATTTGATATTCTCCATGTAGCGGATGGTCAAATTATATATCATTTCGTTTGCTTCTTGAGAAGTAATAGTTGGTTTCATTTTAGTTTCCTTTTAAGTTAGTTAGATTAAACAAGCGCCCAATTGGTAATGGTTGCTTGTAAGTCAGACGGAGTATACCCATCACGAGGGAAGATATCGTTACCTTCCTTATCGATAAATAACTCCAAGAAGTATTCGACAATATCGAATACATTAATGATGCACATGATTGCATCTAATTGGAATACTCGTTCGAGATCCAAATTTGGGAAAGTACGTGAAATATAATCTTCGAAATCATCCAGTACTTCTTGGCTGTACTCTCCTTTAAATTCCAAGAAGAGATAAGTCAAGTATTCCAAGATACCACGTACGTATTCTTTATCAAGATTACGATAGAATTTCAACATGGTAACAAATACCAAGAAGTGAGATTCTTCTGTAGTAAAGTTACCAATGTAAGAAGCATGGTCAGCACCTAAGTTAATGAAGAAATAAATACTGGAATTAAGTGTACGAGTCACTTCGCTTTGTACTCGTTCACGCTGCCAAGAACTTTCTTCTTCAGATTCTAAATAATACTCAATTAAGAACAATACCGCCATGTGATAAACCAGAGCGATTTCATCTTCTGATGCTTTTATTAAATCCATAATTGGATTATTTAGATTTAGTGATTGATCGTAGTCAATCGTAGTTGGGAATTTGATTTGAGGAAATACTTGGGATTCTTCACGATTAATAATCCATTCGTTAAACCCTTCTTGGATTGATGTAATCTGACCAATATGCATCATGTAGTATGATGACGAAGTGATGTGTTTAATCGTTTTGCTGACGATTTCTTTATCGGCTAAAATCAGGTCTTTAAGAGAAATAGATTTCTCTCCTGATTTGATTAGACTGATTGCTTCTTTAAAAAAGCTTTTCAAAACATCTTTGTTCATGGTTAATATCCTTATAATTAAATTAGACTAAAAACAAAATAAGTTAGATAGATAAATCGATATTAGGAGATTGGTGAACCCAATCTCTTTTAAAAATTATGTGTCATCAGCATTAAAATGCTTTGATAATTCACTTTAATGATATATAACTGAAATATTTTATAAAAGGCAATAAACAGAATGATACTATTTCTTCAAGACTGGGACAAATATCCTGAAGCGATTGTCCATCTTTCCACTAAAAATCAGTCGTTTATCGACCTAGCAAATATTTACAAGAAGATGGGGATTAAAAACTATTATTTCCATCTTGCTTTACATGATCCGGATTTAGAATTTGTCGATCCATTTGATCCAAATTTAACCCCTCACATGATTTCTAAAATCGCTACAGAAATTGCAGTAAACCCATGGTACTTTTTTAGAGAATTAGCCCAAGCACCTGACTCGAATGAAGATACTCGTATTTTCTTTAGAGCTAATAGAGCAAACATCTCTTTATTCTGGTGCTTCTTTAACCATTGTCAGTATTTCTTGATCCAGCCACGACAAACTGGTAAGTCATTCTCTACAGATATTATCATGCAATATCTGTTGTGTTTCCGTAAGAGTCTTAAGATGCTTCTTTATACAAAAGACTCTGACTTACGTACTGTAAACGTAATTCGTCTTCGTGCCCTTATTGCTACCTTGCCTTCTTACTTAAATCCTATTACTCGTAAGGATAGTAATAATACAGAAGGTATTACAGTATTAAGTAATAATAACTACTACAATACTATTATTGCTCAAGAATCTGAAGATGCGGCTTATAAGCGTGGTCGTGGTAACACAGTGGAAGTTCGTCAGTGTGATGAGGTGGCTTTCTGTAAATTAAACCACATTACCATTCCGTCTATGGGTTCGTCAATGGACGCGGCGAGACAAAAAGCTTTGGAACAAGGTAAAGAAACTTGTTCTATTTTCACAACAACTGCTGGTAAGAAAGATACACCTCATGGTCGTTGGGCGTATGAAGTGTGGAATGAATCTGCTCAGTTTGATGAAAACTATTTTGATTCTTTTGATGCTGCCGAATTTGAAAAACGGGTAAAAGCTGATTCTAATCCTGTCGATCCTTTGTTTAAAGCCATTGGTCTTTTCCAAGTACAAGGAACTTTCTCTCATCGTCAATTAGGTTATACTGACGAATGGTTGATTGAGAATATGGCTCGAAACAAAGTAACAGGTGAAGATGCATTACGAGACTATTACAATGTATGGACATCAGGTACAGAGTCTTCTCCATTTACGGTAGAACAAGCACAAATGATTAAAAACAGTGAATGCGATCCTGTATTTAGAGACATTGGTAAATTTGGTATTGTTATTAACTGGTATGTAGACAATCATGAACTTTCTAGTATATTCAATAATTGTCCGGTTATTGTGGGCTTGGACTCTTCTTCTGCTATTGGTAAGGATGCCTGCTCACTAACATTTGTAAATGCTTTAGACCTTAACATCATTGGTACGGCTAGTATTAGTAAAGTTAATCTCTTCCAATATGCTCAATGGCTTTGTGATTTGATTATTCGTTTTCCTAAACTATTACTGGTTCCAGAGAATAGATCATCAGCACAAGGTATTATTGACTTCTTAATTGAAACATTGCCTGCTCATGGCATTAATCCATTTAAGCAAATCTTTAATACGATTGTCCATGAAAAAGATGAGAAAGCCAGGGCGTTTATGATGATGGATGCACATCCTAATCCAGCTAGTGTAGCCAATATGTATCGTAGTTCATTTGGTTATAGTACTTCTGGTAAAGGTCGTTATAGTCGTGATAATCTATATGGTGAAACATTCTATCGAGCTATTGATGTTATTGCTGATAAAGTAAAAGACAAGAAACTGATCCGCGAACTATTAGGATTGGTTATTGTTGACGGTAGAATCGATCATGGCTCTGACAAAGAAGATCACGATGACCAAGTAATTTCTTGGTTATTGGCTTGTTGGTTTGTATTTAACGGACGTAATGTTAATTATTACAATATCAATAAGGGAAGATTCTTATCTAATGTTGTTACTGCTGGTGAAGAAATCGATCCAGTAAAACAAATGCAACAAAGAGAACAAGAAGCATTGAAAGATAAGATTTCTAATCTATACGAAGAATTGTCTAATACTGAAGACCATTTTGAGTTTGCTAAATTAGAGAAAACCATTCGTCTATTAGAATCTCGTTTAACTCCTGAATCTAGATCTCAAATGGCAATGTCTGTATCCGGCATGATCGATGACTTAAAAGAGACTCGTCGTATTAATGCTTTGCGTTCTTCTCCCGATATGTTGAATGACGTAATGGATGGCTTAAGCCACATGAGTGACGTGTTTACAGGAAATCCTTATTTTGGTAATCGTTATGGAAACATGACAAATGGTATTTATCAAAATCCTAATGATATTAGTGATATTAATTACTGGTTAAGTTAATCGACATAAATGAATTACTCTCCTACTCAATTAAGAGTAGGAGAGTGAATTCTATTTTATTTTATCCTGCTTTAAAATATCAGACATTTTGATGTCTAAAAAAGCAGAAGCAACTGCGTTAATTTGTTGTTTCTCGTCGTAGAATTTGGACAATAATGCTGGAATTTGCATAGTTGAATTCATTACTCGAGCTACATTATCAGGAAAACAATCTGGAACGATTCCTGTTATCTGATACAATACAAATTTGCGTTGCTTTTTCCTAAACCATGCTACATTATTCCTTTTCATCAAATATGTTCTTTTAATAACTACAATATCCATAGGACAATTATATTTTGTCATGATGGTAATAACTGTAGGTTTGGATTCGTCTATTTTAGAAAAGTCAAAATCTGTAGAGATTAGATTTGATAGGTTATGGGCTGTTTTACAAGTCTTAGCTAATAACTTTTCAAAAAAGCTCATTTCTCATTCCTTAAAGTAATATTTATTAAATATACACTTTAAGAATAATGTAATTGCCAATGTTAAAATAATTATTTACGTTATCCTTGGTAGTGTTTCATGGTGAATGCTCTTAATACAATGTACAGCATGACACCGGTACGCGTAGCTGCAATAGCTGATCCAGATTTCACTTTTGTAGCTCTTCTAACAATACCTTCCATATCATCTCGAATTTCCAGAAGTGTTTCTTCTGTTGTTCGTGATGAAGTATAGACACCTTTCATCTTGGAAAGTAATCCAGAGATATCAGATTTATTTTTCATGGTGTTTCTATTAAGATACAGATAAGATAATAAATGATTCATGAGTTTAGCAACAATCTCATCAATCTCTAATTTTCCTTCTGATCCTTTACCATAGGTATCGCTAATCCAGCTTAAAGTACTTCTGAACATTTGGGCAGGCATGGTTTTATTACTGTTCTCAATAATCGAGATCAAATCTAATTTGATGAACGAATGTTTATCAGCAATAATACCTTCGAGATATCGTTTATAAGTTTCTAATGATTTCTCTTTATCTTTTAACACCTCTTCGCCATCAGATTCAATAAACGTAGACGAACTAGAAGTAATCGTCGTTGTTTGAAGATTCTTTTGGACATTGTAGATGTTCTTTAACATATTCTTAATACGTGATTGAGAGTCAGTAATCATGTAACCTACTGAATAACCAGTATTACGAATATCTACATCCATTTTCTCAATAGTGAGTTTATGGATCGAATGTTTCATGTCTGTGGTATCATCACCACGTTCTCGTAATACGGCTAACCATGAACCTAATCGCTTAATAGCGTATTTATTAGACATCGATGACAATGTAGCTTCAGCTGTTTGTTTTGAACAAGGATATGGCCAGTGACGTTGCATACGAGACGTTAGGAAACGAATGTTCATGACAATGATGATGTCGGACATTGCTTTTTGTTTCTTAGTTTCTGGTATTTTCGTTGATTTCCAAATAGCGTGAACTAACCAAACACAGCTTAATGAAAATGGATCCGAAGCGACTAAGTAGTGAACTGGAGAAATTAATTCAGCTAAGTCAGGGGCAATATCTAACTCATCGATTCTTAGTATTTCTTCAAACCACTTTAAACGATCCGAGTTAACAAACTTAACAACTGTATCGCCAATAGTATCACCACCAAAAAACTGAGCATGTTCTGGTGATTTAGTAATAAAGGAATTAAGGTATTGTTCAATTCTATCACATAGCTTTGTGTCTATAGATAGGTTCGAGCAATGGTCATTAAATACCTCTCGGACATTTTTGTACATTTAATAAATTCCTTAGTGTAAAAAAAATAAACAAGTATGGTCAAAAAATAGAGAGTATTCCTAAACGGAATACTCTCTAATCTTCAATCACTTATCAATTTAAGATGACCTATTAGTAATGTTCAGTTTTGATTTACGAATACTGAACCAGAATTCACAGAAATCCTCAATGATCAATTCAGGATTTACTAGATGTACATGTTCTGGTTTAACATAATTATTGATAACAGTATCGATTTGTTCCAGTACTGTTTTACACGCACGATTGAAATTTTCGATAGAGAAAGAATCAATTTCAAAACAACGACCAACACGAGACACCCATTGTTTTTCTTTACCTTTCTTCCACAGATCGTAATTTGTATCGTAACTTGGGTCTACTTCACGATATACTGCACGATGAGTGAAACGTCCAGAATCATTAGTAAAAGTAATGCGACTAATTACTTTATGTTGATCTAATGAACCATCACCAATTACAAATGTAAATGTTTTAGAAATGGCATTGGCTACAAATTCAAAATAATTCTCATTATTGATCAGATAATTATTAATCTTCGTAGCTTGGGCAATTTTATCTTCTTCAGAATCAGCACCCCAGAAATCATTTAAAGAATCGCGATCCACTGTCAGTACTTCACGTGCACCTACCACTTCTAAATAACAATGAACGATATTTTTAGCATGTGATGAGAACGCTTCTTGGATATCGGGATCTACATTTCCGTAATTCTCAATAATCCAGACGTTTACTTTCTCAGGAATAATCTCACTAGTTACACCGATAAGATTTCCTGGTAAATATTCTTCTCCTTTTAAAAGACGAATATCTTTACGTACTTTTTCTAAACCAGGTTCATCAATCAAAACCAAAGTAAAGTTAACATTCATTTTTATTTCCTTTAATAAGTTAGTTTTCTAAAAACTGCATACAAGAATTTAGCAATTCACCACTTTCTAAACCGTTCTTTAAGAACTCTTCTAATTTTAACAATGGTTCCCAATCAAAACAAATTTCATTTTGATCTTTTGATAAATCTTTAATACTAGATCTAAAACTTGGCGTTGTTCGGGAACGTTCGACAAATACAGGATTAGAGTTATCTACATCGATCATCACTTTAGATAAAGTATAGTTATTAGATGAATCTTGAACCAATGAAATATATACGATATCGGAAATAATATATTCTGATAAGAATTCATAAACCCCTAAATACTGATCAGATACACATCCGTATACTCGGTATTTATTTTTAGATGTGTTAAATTCACCCAACTTCTTTAATTTCTCAAGATAATAATTTCTTTTATATTCCGATACACTTACTTCCTTTTCAAATTCATTCTCTTTAAAAACATACAGTCTAACATTTTTGATCAGAGGAATTTCTCGTGTTGGAAAGCTGAATCTAGTAGTTGTTAATTTCATTTTTTAATTTCCTTTATCAAGTTTACAGGTATTACTTCATTTTAATAATATAGGTTTAAAATAAATAAAAATACTCTCTACCCCGATAAGGAGTAGAGAGTATCTTAACATTAAGAAATGACAACAGGGAATGGAGCAATACTGTAGAATACATCGTTGTTATTGTATCGAGTAAAGAATACTAATGATACCGTAGATGTTGCTTTACAACGAGTAGGTACAGACAAATCCTGATTCCACATGCTAATAGGGAATTCGTGTTCTTGACCACCTACTAACAATTTAAACATGTTAGGTTTAGGTGCTTGATTTTCACGATTCGTACGATATTGAGGCATGGTTGAGTAATATACTTTTCTTAACCAATCATCGAGATCTGTACAGCTATTAGCAAAATTATAAGTATAATTCGTACCAGTAAGGACGCGTACATTACAAACTAATCCTTCGCCATATGGTGGATTCTGATAAGCTTCAAAACCCAGTAACCAACGATCGGCAGTAGCGTCAGCTGCATTACGCAACAAACGAATGTCTACTTGCTGAGGATGGATATGTTCACGGAATGTATTGTTCAATACACCTAAGTCAATCGCTACATTCAATTGTTGGTTAGGTCCGAAGAGTTTACCATTCAATGAACGAATCGGTGAATTAGAAGTAATGTACACATCGTTAGTCACATCAATCCATTGGTTACGATCCAATGTAAATAAATACCAGTCAAGCTGATAACCAACAGTATCATTTACCCAACGTGGAACTGGATAGAGTTTAACTGAGTAAGCACCATCACGTTCAGTAATGGTATAGTTAAAGCTACGCGTGATGAAATAACGATTGTTATTATTAATCACATTGACTGATTTCTCATTAGTACCAAGGTAGTACTTGAGTACCAAAGTACCTTTCACACCGACTGTTGATTCTGATGCACGATCCAGATATAACAATTCGAATTTATTACCATCGACTGGGTAGGTAACAATAGTACCATCAGTATAGTGTACTTTACCCATAATGTTAATGGAATTCTTCAGAATCTGTTCAGGGATCAGAAGATTCGATTCATCCTTAGCATCGATATACATCGAATCAATAGAGATTGCAGAGATGAATTTATCAGCGTCAGAAACATCTCGAAGAAGTGCTGATTTCTCTACAACAAAGTTGGTACGTGATAGTAAACCACCTTTATCATCATAAACCAAAATCAAGACCATTTCACCTTGTTCTAGTTCATGAGCTGAATAAAATGGTGGCAAGTACCATTGGGTAAGGTTATTCGGATCTTGTTGACCAATAGGTTCCAAAGGAATCTCGTTACCAATTACATTGTAACTGGCATCGTAACGTACTGAAATTGGTAAACCACCGGCACCAGCTACCGTTCCTTTAAAAGCAATAGCGTGATGTGGTAAAGATCCTTGTATATGGAATTGAGCAGGAACAGTTAAAGTAGGTCGTACTACTGAATCATCGTAAAAGATCTGACGTGCACAAGGAGTTGCCAGTGTACCACCAGAAAAGAAACGACCTTCGTCTTTAGACATTTCGTCAGAAGACGTTTTAGAAGAGATCTCTTCTAATTCTGGAACCAAGGTGGTTTGGTTAACGGCAATAACCTTGTAATAAGTAAAGGTATTCGTATCTAATACGAAGTCACCTACCTTAGGTACATATTTACGATGACCTTCTTGACCTAAATAAATATCATGAATTGCCCATATCCGCCATACCTGGGAATCATCTAGGATAGGAGGTTCACCATCAATACCGACAATGGACACGTTCGCAGCAATACCACGACCGTATACAGGCTGATTCACGGGGTAATTATTTTCACTCACGTGTTTTCTCCAATTCGGATAAAGTGAGATATCTCAATCTCATTTCTAAAATAAATACGAATAATTTGTTTTAAGAAACGAACCTCATGGTAAGTGAGGGTTGTTACATCAGTGCGATACGTTGGATGGATGGTAACGTGTTTCATCGAGATGTTATCTAAACGGAAATAAGGTTCCGCAACAAATAAATCTTTATAGTTACTTTCCACAAAGTTAATGACTTCTTGGTCATTGTATCGAGACTCGATGTTAGGGAACTTATACTGTTTTCGTTTTAGATCGTGGATGATCCTAGACAAAACAGTTGAATATACCTTATACAATCCTTCGATCGGAGGATTACTTGTAAACTTGGTATCTTTAAAGAATTGCCCCATGTAAGCAGATACTCGTCTGTCTAGATCGTCTGCTTTACTCTTAAAACTATAAGTATCTTCAATGTATGTTTTACGCTTCGGTACGATAATGTCACGAATTTCGTAAGGTCTACCTTCTAATTCGTCTGCTCGTTCAGGAATGATATTTCCGCGTTCAGAAAAACCTAATTTGGATTGGTCAATGATCCCGTTACCTACTTTAAACAGATAATTCTTATCATCGAAAATTTCCCAAATACCATTTCGAGAAAGCATGTGGTTATTTACATAACCTACTTGTCGATTAGTGGTTATGCCTGCTAATCTAGTACCTTCTCCGTTTTCTTTAGGTTTTGTCTCGGCAAATGACATCATTCGATAAGTGATTTCTTGACTGTTCTTAGAATGGTCAATACATGACTTATTAATAATGTATACATTTGGAAACTCTACGAAGTAATCGATACCTTCAATTAAAGCTTTACCATTTAAGAATATATCTAGATAACCATAAGGAATTCGTACAGGTCTAGCAAACACATTATCTTTTTCAGCATTGTAGTAATGTTGATTTAATGCGAAGTTTAAGATACCTTTAGTAAATGGTACCAAAATAGTACGACACAAGAATGTCTTGTCTGTTCTTACTGTAAAGGTATAGTCGCTTAACAAGCGATCACTTGTTCCTGTAATGACAATACCACGCTTACCATTAATGGTCTTCCAAGCCCATACACCTTCTTCATTAGTCACATCTTCCCATCGGTCAGGTTCTTCTTCCAGTGTTTTCACACAGGCATATACTCTAAATTCCTCATCTTCTGGAATTTCTACTTCTAGAATATCGATATAGTCATTAGGTTGACGCGTACCGATACCAGAAATAAATTCAACTAAGCGACATTCTGGAGAAGTTACTGGGTACTGATTATAATCACCTAAACGTCTCCATGCCAAAAGCTTACCTTTTTGATCATATTCGAAAATGGTCGAGTATGGCCGATAAGCATAAGGCACATTGACTAACTTACCACCTAATCCGTCGTCAATAAACGTTTCGTATGGGTGTAGTGATTTACCAGTATAGTAAGTCGTAGCATTATAACCGTATGCGTCTTGTACTTCTTTTAAACTACAAACTGCTTTAGGTTTAGAGATCAGTTGAGATAAAGTAGATGATTCTAATTCATCGGCCCGCCACTCTTTAATATTACTACGAACACCTTGCATGGCAGCTACACGATTTTGGAAAGCAAGTTTATTCAATTCGTGTAAGCGATTATTGACAAATGGCATTGTGCGTTTACCGTATTGTTTACGATAAAATACTTTAAATACCACATTGGCAATTTGCTCATTAATGAAGTCGTGATTGTTCATCATCTCTCTAACTAAGTTAGTTGAGATAGAAAAATCACAATTACCTACTTGTCGAATATTGGTTTCTGAATTTCGATGTAACATCACACCTCGAAATAATTTAGGTGTGGTTTTCGGATAAGCACACAAGTGAAAATCACAATCATCGAAATATTCGAATAAGTTCTTGCGATAAGACAAACCATGAGTAAATAAATACTTACGAATCTTATCAATAATGGATTTAAATGTAGGGATAGTACTGATTTTCATTTCTACAACTTTAGTAATTGTAGAATCGTAAATCAGTTCAACTACGTCTTTTTCAAGAATCTCTACAGTAATCGGGTCATTAACCAAGTAACCATTGATGTAGGTAAAAATATACCCAGGTTTAGACTTATATTTATTGTAGAAGTTGATCAGAGGACTCTTGTCAGAAGTACGGTATGGTTTAGCATACTGGATAGCAATTGTCTCTTTAGGAAGATTCTGATCATCGTGATGAAACAATGCATTGTTATACGTTCTGAATAAGACATCTTCAGTATTCATGTCCCAATTAATTTTCAGATCTTCTTTAATAACTAATACTAAATTCTTCTCACGAGTTAGGGTGTAGTAGATATGTGTCAATGGAATAACAATACCTTTATCAGTATAAAACTGAAATACTACGGTTTGCTCTACGCATAAGTCCGCCATGTTATACCAGTGTGAACGATCATGCCATTCTACAAAATTAAAATTGAACATTTCCTCAGGAACTTGTCCAATCATGTAAGCATGATAACGTTCATGTTTGGAAGGTAAGTTATAATCTTCCGTAACGATTTTAACATGGTTTCGAGCACCACCCAAAGGAGTGATGCGTTTTGGTCTTACAATACTTTGGTTATCTTGGTGTGGAGCTGCCCAGAGATTATAGAGATAATGACCTATTAGATAAGGTACACTCATCGGTACACTCCTTTTATTAATTAATAATCGTTTACAATACTATTTACAGCAAGAATGAAGTTAGCACGGTCACGATTAAAATTCTTCAATGCCATTTTTGTTAAACCAGCATTTTTAAATACTTGCTCTGATAAACACACTACTAATGTAGCTACGAATGTAGGAATGTGCTCTACAGACATTGCTAGGATTTGTTGTTTTTCTAAACCAATCCAGACATTAGCATTAAGGTTCTTGGCAATTACAGTATAGAACAAACCGCTATTAATTTTCTGAATAGCTGGATTATTCAATTTTAATTTCAATTGCTCTAAGAAATCATCTACATTTTTATAGAATTCTCGATCAACGTATCGATACAAGAAGCTAGATGGAATACCAATATCTCGAGACAGTTTAGCAATAAGTGCGTCGAACTCCAACTCACCCGCATATGTTTCGCTGTGCAACATTGAGTAGTACATCCATCCTGACATTGCTCGTAAAGCAACAATTTCTTCACTGTTTAAGCTAAAAGCCATAGACAATGAAGAAGTAATCAAGTCTACGTAAGTCTTAACCACATTAGGGGACAATGATTTAATAGAACGGGTACCATTGTTAACAAGATCAGATGTCAAAATAGTACGAATGGTTTGTAGCGAGAACAAAGGTTTGTTCGCTACTGTGTACTCACCCTCTTGACGTTCTCGAATAAATGATGATAAATCACAAACAGTGTATTTCAAACCTTTTACTGTTTCAATAATCAACGGATGATCAAATTTGGGAACGACTGAATTAGGATAAATAAAAATTGATTTATTTTGTTCATTCACTTTCAACCAAGGGTAATTCAAACCCAATGATTGTCGAATAGTTTTTTGTTGTTCGTCAGTTTTAAAGAAACTACCAATTGTAGTCTCGTAAGGCGAATAAAAAATGGCCATTTATTTTATTCCTAGGTTAATTAATTTAATTAAATAAAAGCTTTTATAAGTAAAGTCTCCGTAGAGAACATCATACTTTTTACTGATAAAAATTTCAATGCGATTTATATATAGAAACTAATTACCACGATATTATGAATATCGTGGCTAAACACGTTATCATTTTAAACACTAATACTGTTTAATTTATTGCTTATTCGCTCGTTAATAGAACATTACCGGTAATGTTTTTCATGTATCTGTTTAGGGTTAAACCTAATACAGCGAATACAATTAAAATTTATTTATTTTAACAATAGTCTAATCTTAATCAGGTTAAGACATTGGAGATTTTTAAAAAATGGATATCTACATTAATAATCCTACACCCCACAGTTTCCACCTGGGTACTAAGGATATGTCCGGTAGACCTCAATCCGTTGTCGCCACTCCGCGTGCACCACATATGGCTTTTTGCCCATTCTACGCTGAAAAAGGTCCTACCGAGGAAGTAGTTGTCGACGGTGAAGCATTTATTAAGCTCTTCGGTAACAAGACTTTGGATCCTCTCCACAAGTACTACAACCACTCTTCTGTCTTCATCGAAGGTATGTTGCAAGATAGTGGTACCATTATCGCTAAACGTATCGTTCCTGAAAACGCTATGCGTAAAGCCGGTATGCGTCTGTCTATCGAATACGTTGAAGTAGAAGTAGATGAATACGAGCGCGATGCTTCTGGTCAATTCCGTTTAGACCGTGGTAAGAAAGTATCTACAGGCCGTAAAGTTCCTGGTATTACTTACCGTTGGGTTTTGGAAGAACTGAAACCAGAACAAATTACTTTGGCTAGCCGAACTGTATCTAGTTCTGGTTTGGGTAAAGGCGCAACTAATCAAGTTGACTTTGCTGTCAATGGTGTGGTTGGTAAACGTCTTCCAATCTTTGACTTCGAAACCAGTTCTCCTGGTGCTTGGGGTAATTTAACCGGTATTTCCATCTGGGCACCTAAGACCACAGACCAAGCTCCTTTGAATACTATCGCTTTTAGCGATACAAATTCTTACCCATTCCGTCTTCAAGTATTTACTAAACCTAACGCTACCAGCAATAAAGTTGTAGAAACTACAACTAAAGGTGCTCGTGAAATCGACTTCTGTCTGAAACCAGGTGCTGTTTCTAAAGTAGGTGTTCGTTATTACTTGGGCGAAACTTTTGTAAAACATTACAATAACAATCGTCCTGACGAACCTAATCTTCCTGCAACCTTTGGTTCTTTCAGCAACATTCACGTTTACCAAGCAAACATCGATAGCGTTCTTTCTCTTTTCATGCAAAAAGAATTGGACGTATCTGGCACTCAAGTACCTACTCTGAATCCTCAGACTGGCGAGATGGAAAACACCACTCGTTACTACGGTGACTTTGCTGCTGTAACTGAAGAAAACAAAGCAGACTCTAAATATCTGTTTAACTTGTTTACAGGTACTCACTCTGATGGTCGTCCTTACCAAACTTTCCGTAATTCCGACAACATCTCTACTACTGAAGGTGAAGTAACTGCTTTGCGTGAAGGTTCAGTACAATGGTCTACTGGCGGTACTGATGGCGAAATGTCTGATGAGTTGTTTGCTGCTGCTGTCGAAGCAATGCTCGACGAATTTGCTGACGCTAACAGCCGTTACATGGATGACACTACTTACAACGATTCTGTCTTCTACGATACTGGTTATCCGATTGAAACTAAATTCAATCTGAATAAATACCTGGTTAACCGTAAAGACCGTTGGGTATGTGCTACCACTCACGTATCTGGTGAAGGTGTCATTACTGCTGCTGAAGAGATCGCTCGTTTGGCAGCCATCCGTAACCGTTTGAAACTGGCTCCTGATTCTGCAGTATTCGGTACTGAGACATTCCGTGCTATGGTTATCCGTGGTAGTGGTCGTTTCCGTTCTTCTGTATCCAGCTACGAAAAACGCGTTCCTGTATCTTACGAGATCTGTCGTTTGTTTACTAAATATTGGGGCGCTAAAATTGGTCGTGCTGACGCTCGTTGGGATCCTACCGAAGGTGATAACAACTACTTGCGTTACCTGACCGATATTTCTAACCCATGGGTTCCTTACATTCAACGTAACGAAGCATGGGCTGCTGGTGGTATGTGGGTAGAACGTAGCGAATCCGGTCGTTTCTACTTCCCGATGATTCGTACCATCTACGAAGATTACTCTTCTACTCTGATGAATGCTCGTATCATGCTGTTCCATGTTGAGTTGAACAAAATTGGTGCTGAATTGCGTCGTCGCTTCTCCGGTAAAGACTGGTCACAACTGCGTCTGAAACAAGAAGCTGAATCTTGGTTCTACTCCCAAATTAAAGACAATAAATTTGGTGGTACTATTGAGGTTGAAGGTGAGTTGTATTTCACTACTATCGATACCGAACGTTCTTGGTCTTGGCACTTTGTTGCACGTGTATACGGCGACAACATCAAAACTGTTCAAACGTTCTACAGTGAAAACTATCGTCGCGAAGATAAGCCTGAAAATTTCAGCGGTATTAGCGCCTAAGTCTATAACTAGGGGTTATTTATTTAACCCCTATTTTATTTCAAAATTTTAAAAGGTAAAAATAAAAATGGCACGTATTGAACCCGTTTTTATGTCTAAAAATACGGGCGGTTTTGCTGAT